GTAAAGTCGGTCTCTTACGACAAAAAAGACATCATGGTTGATGATGTCGAAGAGAAAGCCTATCAACCATTCCTAATCAATAAAGCATTATCTTATCATCAAGATTCTGTTTTTCTTGTAAACGAGATGAATGTCCGTCACGGTACGGATAACCGTCTTCAATACTTGTTTTTCATAAATACTCTTAGAAAAAGACAGAGATTTTCGAAATGGCAAAAACCTTACTTAAGTAAGAAGTTAGATACAGTGAAGAATGCCTTTGGTGTATCAACACAAAGAGCTAAAGAATATCTAGAGTTATTAAATGATAAACAGTATCGTGAGTTGAAAAACAGAATGAAACTTGGTGGCAAGAATAATGGATGACAACGATTTAGTAAAGGACTTAATAGAAATCACATTTCCTGAAAAGGACGACTTTCTTAAGATAAGAGAGACCTTATCTCGTATTGGTGTGGCATCTAGAAAAGAAAAAGAACTGTTTCAGTCCTGTCACATTCTCCACAAAAGAGGCAAGTATTACATTGTCCATTTCAAAGAACTATTCAAACTAGATGGTAAACCAACCAACTTTGACGAGTCGGATGTGGGCCGTAGAAACACCATCGTTGACTTATTAAGACAATGGAATCTAGTATCAGTAGTCATTCCAACATCAATCGCAACCCCTAGAGCACCACTTTCTCAGATAAAAGTTATACCTTACAAAGAGAAAACAGAGTGGAAACTCACCCAAAAATACTCAATTGGCAACAATATTTCATAAATACCATCGTTAATAGTAATAATTAACTTTTATTTTTAAACAATGGAGGATAGAAATGTTAGAATTTCTTACATGGGTAGTCGGATGGCTTCAATTAATCCCTTGGATAGTTGCAGGCGCTTCACTAATAGCAGCCCTTACACCAACACCAGTAGATGATGGTCTAGTCAAGAAGGCTTATAAAGTCCTTGATTGGTTTGCATTTAATGTTGGTAAAGCAAAAGACAAATAATCCCAAAAAACCCCTTGTCAATTTTAAACTCCAGTGTTAATATGGAGTTTCATAATTGAAATAGGAGTATATTATGGAATACGCAATTGCAATTGTAGTCGTATTAGTTGTTATTTACTTCGCTTTCTTTGATAAGAAAGATAAAGGTAGTAAAGTAAGTTCGACACCAGCACCAAGACCGAGACCGGTACCAGTCGCTGATAAGAACGACAATGGAATTACTTCCAAAGCTGAACTGAAAACATTAACCAAAGTTCAACTTCTTGACCTTGCTGACAAAAACTCTCTTAAAGTTAAGAAGAGTGGTACGAAAGCTCAAGTTATCAACGAGATACACTCGCAACTGAAAGATAATTCCGATGGTGATGAAACCGAAGAATTATAATTAGTCCTCACGGATTATTAAAAAGGGACCTTTTGGTCCCTTTTTTTATGGTTAATAAGACAATGAAATCATAAATAATAGAGTAATATTATGAACTGGATAGAATTTTTAGCTGAAGTCGGAGCGCCAATTTTTGGTTCTCTTGTTATGGCTTTCTTCATATTCTTAACCCTAAAATACATCTTAGAAGGTGTACTTGATAATGTCAAAGGTCTAACAGGTATTATAACCATGTTAGAAGATAGGGCGAGAGTAATGAACAATGACATATTAAAAATCGACTTACTTATTTCACAAACTCTGGAGTTAAGACCAGATTTGGATAGAGTTGCACGGTCTGAAAATTTTGTAGAGGATGGAAACATAGATGCAAGAAGAGATTAGTAATGAATTGCCAGAAGATGTTCTGGACTTAGAATTAGATTATCTAACTCCTGTTGCAGATATGCTCAATGAGTTTGGATTCCCAATTATAATTGCACTTGCAATGGGTTATTTTATCTACTTTGTCTGGAAATTTGTGACGGAAGAATTAGAACCGAATCTGGATAAACAACAGACGGTACTTGTAAGACTTATCGACCAAATGAGAATGTTAGACCAAGACCAGATAAGATTGCAAGAAAAATTAAATACAGTTTTAGAGTATAAGCAAGCGCAGGCTCTAAAGGGGAAGAAGAATGAAGACACAAAAGATAAAGATAGCTAGTTTCGTATTTTCAATATTATTTGTATTGTTTCTACACGCAAACAATGTTTACGCATCACCAATAACACACGAATTTAAAAATCCATCTTTCAGTGGAAAGGGAACCGCATCTCATTATCTCACAGTAGAGAACCAAGAGTTCACTCGTAAGACGGAGATAGAAGATGCATTAGAATCAGCTCGTAAAGCTGCTGAAAGGGCAGAAGACAATACAACCCTTGCAAAATTTATTAGAAACTTAGAGAGCCGTATCTATGCTCAAATGGCCAAACAATTGGTTGAATCAATGTTCTCAAACGATACTGCAACTCGTTTTGGTTCATTTGTATTAGAAGGTAGTACAGTCACATACGAAGTAATCACTAACGCAGACGGCTCAGAATTTATTAGAATGACTATTGTATCAGAAGATGGTACAGAAACAATATTAGAGATACCAATAGGTTCAGGAAACTTTAGTCAGGACCCTGATCCTGTGCCAGTGCCTGGAGACAGTTAATGTTTCGAAATTTTCTTTTAAGTTCTTTATTGATTCTTATGTCAGGTTGTGCATCAATACCACAGTGGAGTATGGACCCTAAAGATTGTGATTATCAGGAGGGGTTTGGCAAAGATGTTTGGACAGGTGTTAATAAAATAATGTCCAGAAAATATATTTGTGTTGATACGCCGGAAGTAATAAGACTTCCATCATACATAGAACTGTTAAACATACCACCTGCAAAAGAAATGCCAGTGGTTGCAGTATATAATTTCATTGATAGAACAGGTCAAAGAAAATCAGAAGGTAACATTGCATCATTCTCTACAGCAGTCACACAAGGCGCTGAAGCAATGGTTATAGATGCACTTAAAACCGCCGCTGGTGGTAAGTGGTTTAGAGTTGTCGAAAGGGGTGGTATAGACAACTTAGTAAGAGAGAGGCAGATTATTCGTTCTGCCAGACAAGATTTTGCTACTGCCAATGGGACAGAAGCACAAGGAATTCAACCTATGCTATTCGCAGGCATAATTATAGAAGGTGGGATAATTGGTTATGATTCCAATTTACTAACCGGAGGTCGAGGCGCAAGAACTCTAGGTGTTGGAATGGCCAAACAGTATCGTCAAGATGCTGTGACAATTTCTATGAGAGCTGTTAGTGTTCTCACAGGAGAAATATTATTGAATGTCCAAACAAGAAAGACTATCCTTTCTTATGGTGCTGGGGGAGATGTATTCCGATTCTTTGAAGAAGGAACACAACTTGTCGAGTTCGAGGACGGCGTGGGTAATAATGAGTCAGTGACATACGCAACACGAACAGCTATCGAGGCTGCCGTGTTGGAATTAATTTACCAAGGGCACGATAGAGGCTTTTGGATAATAGGAGAAGAAAATGAATAAATTTTTATTAAGTATAGCATTACTTTTTGGAATGTCGACATCATTCGTTTTCGCTGCTGCTACAGATGATAATGAGGTTATGATTGCACAAACTGGAGACACCTTGAAATTATATATTGACCAAATCGGTTTTGGTAACAAAATAGGTCAAAATAATTATTCAAGTGGTTCTGGTACTGCTATGACAATGACTGGTCACACTCTAGATTTAAACATCGATATGATTGGTAATCAGAACTTGTTATTCGGACCTTTTATCACAGATAGCACTGATATAACTTTGCTACTTTCAGGAAATTCAAACTCAGTTGATTGGAACATAGGGGCCTCAGGTTCTGCTGATGATTCAGATATTAACTTTAATGTTGATGGTGATTCAAATACATTCGATTTAGACCAAGGATATTCTTTAAGTGCAGAGAGATTGAACGCAGATTTAGTCTTAGTAGGAAACAGTAATGTATTCGATGTTGATTGGGAGTCAGATGACGCTACCTGGAACTTTACAGTCACAGGTGGATCCAATAACATTAACACTCTACAAAAAGATGGAGAACAAACATTGAACCTAACTTTAACTGGTTCAAGTGCTGATATTGATATCAATCAATTAAGTGGAACATGTGTTTCGGGTGCAGGCAATTCTTGCTCATCACCAGACGCCCATATAACCTTAACGGCGGATAGTGAAAATGCAATCATTCAAATTAATCAGAAAGACGCTGCTAACGACAGTTAGTTTAAGTCTTTTTTTATCATACGGTGGGTTCGCTTATGCTGAACCCATTGGTGATATTGTAGAAAACAAAGGTGTCACTTCCGTAAAAAGAGGTGACAGTCGGCTTGAAACTGATGTCGGAACAGACATAGTTTTATATGATGAAGCGGAAACTGCCAATGGCAGAATGTTAATAGAGTTCCTCGATGCAGAACAACTCTCATTAACAGAAAACAGTCTTGTTTATATTGACGAGGCGTATTACGATCCAGACCCAAGTCTATCAAAGATGTCGATTAGAATGGTAAGAGGCACATCAAGATTTGCCTCGGGTGCTGGTAATAGAATTAAAAAACAAAATGTTAATGTCGCCACACCAACGGCGAACATTACGATGAGAGGGACCGATTTCACCACAACCATAGATGAGTTGGGTAGGACAATGGTCATTCTTTTGCCTGATGAAACAACAGGTGAAACATCAGGAGAGATTTTAGTATGGAATGATGGCGGTGAAACGATTTTAAATCAAGCGTATGCGGCCACAACAGTCGCATCTTTTGAGGCCGCACCAACTAAATCAGTTGTTGTTCAAGGCATAACACCTAGTATGATTGACAATATGTTTATTGTGAATCCACCACCTGCGATAAGACAGGCGATGGAAGAATCATATTCAGATGAGCAGAACTCAGACCAAGGTGTATTAGACATCGACTTCTTAGAGTTTAATGAACTAGAAGCAAATGCATTAGATGACACTATGGAAGGAGATTTCTCCGAATTAGATATTGATTATCTAGATGTAGACTTCTTACAAGATTTATTAGATGTTGTTGAAGCTTTAGAAAAGACTAGAGTTGTATTGGTTGATGATAGACAGGCCGCAGATATAGCAGGTTTCAAACTTAGAGGTGCATCTGCTGGGTTCAATAAAGAATCGCAGTATAATATCTTTGAACAAGATGGCGACTTAGTATTCTTTAGAGATGTGAATGGACACATAAATATAATAATAGCCGCAGGAGGTTCCGGAACTCTAGAGACCGAAGTAGAAGGTTATCAAGGTGTTATAACATTTGGTGATGGAGATGGAATAGAAATAGTTATTATTCAACAAGGTTAATTAATATGGATTTTTTAAATAAAATAAAAACATTTGCAATAGGAACATTGTTTTCCTTATCAGTTATAGCATCTGATGATAATACTATCAACATTAATCAAGTAGCAGGTGGAGACAACTTAGAAATCGATATCATTCAAGAAGGATTCAACAACGATATATTCTTTTCTGTAGGTGATGGAGATGATGTTGTGATTGAAATGAAACAAGTTGGTTCTAACAACGAAATAGGTTGGGCCAATGATTCTCCAAGTTGGGGTTCTGGCGCATCTTGGGGTGGTGATATTGACTATGATAACCAAACTGTTAAACTCTGGCAGAACTGTACTAAAAATTCAGATTGCAACAAGAATGATATTCAGTTTCATATTAGTTATGGAACAAATAATAAGTTATGGTGGGCTCAAGGATATGAAATCTCAAGTAGAACCGACACTAGTTGGGCAATTGATAATACAGAGGGTGGCGGTCATTATGTTACCGTAGATATACATGGAGATGATAACGAAATAGTTGGGCAACAACGAAATTGTTCACAAGGTAATTGTGATGGACACTCAGCAAGAATATATTTATATGGAGATGATAACTCAATCTTTGGCAAACAAAAGGGCGATGGTGCAAAAGAATTTTATTTAACAGTTCAGAATGATGACAATACTGTTGATTATCTTCAAGATGGCCATGGCGAACACAATGCAACCATAACATTAAATGGAACATTTGGAACTACTCTCGATTTCGAACAACGAGGCAACACAACACAAAATTATACACTTACACAAAACTGCCAAACTTCTGGCGGTTGTTCTGTCACGGTTTCGCAAGGAAACTAATATCTTGAATGTCTACAAAAAAAGAGAGATTTTCAACTCTAATTCGTATGCCATATCAAGAGGGCATAAGAATCATTCTGAGGGTAATAGATTATCATAATAGAATGATACTAGAAGATAAGAAGAACGCAGAGTTTCACATGAAACAAACCCATAGACTTAGAGCTTGGATGTTAGAGATGAAAGACTTTATACAAGAAAATGAACGAGAGAATAATTAAACTTAAAGGCGAGTGGCGTCTAAAAAAAAGGAAAAGATTTATGAGAAGATTACTAGCATGGGCTTTGATGATTACACTTTTAGGTGGTGCATTGTATATTTACCTTAATCATATGCAACCAGAAGAGATTGTAATACCAGAACCTATAGAGGAAATCAGAGGATAATGCAAGACTGGTTGTTTAATAAAATGGCACCATACGCCATACGATTCAGAGAGTGGTCTAAAGGCAGAACATGGGTAAAAATCCCATTATGGATTCTCATACTATGGTTATTAGGATTTGCTAATCCTTACTGGTGTGTATATCCTGTTTGCTGGATCCAGTAATGTATAATTGGAAAACGGTATTACTCACTATCGTTGCATTGGTGGGTGTAAAGATATGGTCGCCTTATTTAATAGATAATGTTAGATGGTCTTACTTCGATGTTCTACATTCATCAAAAGAAAAAGTTCAAGTAGAAGACATTCTTCTAGTAAATATAGATGAAAAGTCGATAGACGCCCTAGGTCAATACCCATTCCCTAGAGAGATATATGCTGATACTCTATGGGAAACTCACCACACAAACACTCATGTATTCAATATTCTATTCTCAGAAGAAGATAGATTTGGTGGAGACGAAGTCTTTGCAAACGCATTAGAGAATAGATTAACCATATTATCATCTGCACCAACAGTTCAAAAAGAATCAGGCAACGCACCATTCGTAAATACATCTGTATTTGGAGATGGTGATATACAAGACCATGTATGGAACTTTCCAGGTTTGGTGAGTCCCATTCCCGGATTACAAAGTTCGGCTTGGGGTATGGGAGTCACAGTCGCTACACCTAGTGTGGCGAAAACCCCTAACTTTGATGGTACCATCAGGAGCGCTCCGCTTGTCATCCAGGCCAATGGCCAGCTCTATCCGAGTTTGGGTTTTGAAACACTCAGAGCTTTCTATGACCAACCTAATTATCAGACTAGGGTTACTAAAGAAGAGGGTATAGTTTGGGTAAAAATGGGAAGAGATTCGCCAATCGAGACCACATCAAGCGGTGACTTAATGATTTCTTATTGGAATCAGTTTGATTCCATTTCATTCTCAGACCTAAAAGAATCGGATATAGAGAATAAGATTCTAGTTTATGGTCTTACTGCTGAAGGATTAGCTAATCCAATTTCAACTCCAGTGGGTACAATGTATCCCCACGAAGTTCAAGCGAACCTAATCCAAACCGTCTCGACAGGAGTTCAAATACAACAATCCGACTTTCTTGAATTTTTAGAAGTCGTTCTTCTTTTGATAGTCCTTCTAGGAATATTGGCATCGGTTTACAAACTTCCCACAGTCTACTCGGCGATAGTGAGTTCCAGTATCGTGTTAGTTCAGGTGGGTGGGGGTTTCTACTTATGGTCTTCATCTCTCGTTCTCTTCGATATTTTCTGGTCATCGATTTCCTCCATAGTTGTTTTCGGGCATGCCTCTTTCAACCAATACTATACGACCTACCAACTCAAAGAACAAATTAAGAAGCAGTTCCAGAAATATTTATCTCCTGATATGATTGAAGAACTCCAGAAAGACCCAAGTAAACTTAGACTTGGTGGTGATAGAAAAGAAATGTCTTTCTTATTTGCAGACATAGTTGGATTCACTCCCATATCAGAAGCTTATATGAAGAATGATGATCCAGAGGGACTAGTATTACTTATCAATAGATTCTTAGATGGTATGACAAAGGTGGTAATTGAGAATGGTGGAACAGTAGATAAGTATATGGGGGATTGTTTAATGGCATTTTGGAATGCTCCGTTAGATTGTCCTAATCATGCAGAGATGGCTGTGAAGACTGCAATAGAAATAGAACTACTCACTGAGAAAATGAATCAAGAAATTAAAGATGAGGGTATGGATTTACCACCAGTAGTAATAGGTACAGGAATTAATACAGGCCCATGTATTGTAGGAAATATGGGAAGTGAATTGAGATTTGATTACTCAGTAGTTGGAGATGCAGTTAATCTTGGCGCAAGATTAGAAGTTCAAACAAGAACTTTTGATACACCAATTCTTTTATCCGAATATACTTATATGCAATTGGACAATATTGCATGTCAACAAATAGATGAGATTAAAGTTAAGGGTAAAGACATACCAGTTAAAATATTTGCACCTGTCTTTGATGATGGCAGAGGAAGAAAAGAGGTTCGTAAACTCAATAAATAAAAGAACAGGAGTATATTATGCCAATTAAATTTGGAAAAACATCTAGACAATATGATAGAATGACTAAGAAGACTACTTTAGTTTATGACTACATGAAATGTAAATCAAACGCAGACTTAATCGAAGCATACAATAAAGAAAGCACTAAACGAAAACTTAGAGCTAAAGTTAGAGTTGAGATAGAACGAAGAAACAAACTCGGACTATCAAACATAATCTTTCGTGACAAACCTATAGAAGCATGATTAAAAGATTGTGGCGAAGACTTATGATATGGCAGATTAAAACTGATGTTTATGCATGGAATATAACTTTTCCTAAAGAAAAGATAAGAGTTATTAGTGAAGAAGAATACAAAAATAAAAAAAATTAAAAAAAAAAATTAAAAAACCCCTTGTTTAAGCTACCAAATGTACTATATAATAGTCCTAGATTGTAATTAATCGATTGGGAGAGAAATGAAAACCAATTAGTTGAGAACAATCTGGACGATGAAGGGATCCGGTTACCGTTAATTCGAGACCTAGAGAACTTCATCTTACTGAGTCCAGACGGATGATGTTCTTTCATAGAACAGTTTATAATTGTTCAAATGAAGGCGATTCAGAAGTAAGAGTGACTCAGTTGCTTCGTTTGCGAAGCATTGAGGAAGAAGTCCCTTCCGTGTTCGAGTTGGGAAATAAACCTCACTTTAGTATGAGATGTTGAACTTGTTTTAGATTTGCTCGAGAAGTTTGAAACCGTAAAGAGTTCGACATCCCATACGCCCTAATGCTCATTTGAGGTTAGGTATTTTAACAAACAGTCGCTTAAGGAGGACTATTATGACAATCTATGACGATGTCTTCGGGAAATCATTCCCATTCGCAATAGGGTTCGACAGAACTTTTCAACTATTAAACCGTGCTGAACATTTGCACGACACTTCAAACTACCCACCTTACAATATTGTAAAGATTGATGCTGAAAATTTCAGTATTGAACTTGCTGTTGCTGGGTTCGGTAAGAAGGATATATCCATTACAAAAGAAAAAGAAACTCTTTTGATTGAGGGTTCAAAAGAAAATCTAAGTGAAGATACTGAGTATGTTCACAGAGGTTTATCAGGCAGAACTTTCAATAGACGATTTACACTTGCAGACGATATTGAAGTCAAGGGTGCAGATATGAAAGATGGTATATTGAGTGTATCTTTAGAAAGGATTATTCCAGAAGAAGATAAACCAGTCGAAATTAAAATTAAATAATTTCAAAAAACCCCTTGTAAAATACTACTAGATTTAGTAGGATGGAATACTAAGCGGAGTTAGTGTAAAGAACACACTCGACTACCAGTTGAGAGATGAAGTATCGAAACTTTCACTCCGCTCCAGTTTCAAACAGAGGAGAAAAAATGTTTAGAGAAGGAGAACAATTAACTGTAGGTGATGAATTTCCTACTTTTAATTTACAAGGAGTTAATCCTGCAAACGATATAACAGAGGTAAGTTTAGAGGAACATGTTGGTTGGAGTGTCATTTACTTTTATCCAAAAGATTTCACATTCATATGCCCAACAGAAATTGCCGCTATGGACATACTTGTCGATGAGGCGAGAGTAATTGGTATCAGTGGTGATAATGAATTCTGCAAACAGGCCTGGAGAAATGTAAATGGAATGATTAGAGAAATCAATCATGAACTTGCAGCTGACACTGGACTATATTTATCTTCTGAATTAGGAATCGTTGATATTGACAACGGTGTTTGTTATAGAGCAACATTCATTGTTGACCCTAATGGAACAATTCAAAGTGTTTCAGTCAACGCATTAGATACAGGTAGAAACGCACAAGAAATATTAAGAACATTACAAGCATTAAAAGCTGGTGGTCTTACAGGTTGTGCATGGAATCCTGGCGATGAATTCGTAGCATAATTACAAAAAGTCACTAGACAATTATACCCATCTTCGTTTATAATGGAGGTGGGTTTTTTATGTTGATACTATCAAAACAAGATGCACAATATGTCGGTCAAATCTTTATCGACTACTATGCTAATTTTGATAGAATAGATGATTATCTACGCAAAGTAAAACTAGAAAAAATGTCAGATAGACCTGCATCATTATTTGGTATGGGTCCAGAGGACGATATGTTTCAAGACTTTACGATTCATCCAGAAGACATGGAGTTCGACTGTAGAGAGGTTTCTTTATACGATGATTACATTGATATAGTTGCATCTCAAATGATTCAGAAATCGATACCAGGCAAAACTCTTAAGTGGGTTGTATATGAAACTAATACTAATAAGATTGTAGGGTTCATTCGTTTTGGTTCTCCTACTATCAACTCTAAACCTCGTAATGAATTTCTAGGCAAACCTTTAAACACATTAGACAAAGATGTAATGAGAAGATTTAATGACTCAGCAATCATGGGGTTTAATATCATACCAACACAACCATTTGGTTTCAATTATCTAGGTGGTAAACTACTTGCAGGCATTTGTAATTCACATCTTGCAAGAGAAACATTAAACAAGAAATATAATACAGAGTTCTGTATGTTTGAAACTACATCATTATATGGCACATCTAAATCATCATCGATGTATGATGGCATGAAACCATTCTTAAGATTTATAGGACTAACTGATTCAGATTTTGTTCCGTCAATCAATGATGATAAGTATGCACATCTAAAAGAATGGTTTGAAAATAAGAATAATGGAGTGCCACTTGTTCATGATGATGCATCGAGTAGAAAACTTAAAACGCAAGGCAAGATGATTTCTATTATAAGAAATTCATTAGATAAACATCATAGCGAAATGTTAAAACCATTCAAACAATGTTTCGTTGATGCAAAGAATCTTACAGAACAGAAGAGACAATATCTTGGAACATATGGTTTCAAGAATGTAAAAGAGTATTTGAATTTAGAAACTGATACATTAGAAAAGAATATCAACTTTGATAGATTTGAATACGATAGTATCATTACATGGTGGAAGAAACACGCAGGTAGAAGATACGAGAAATTAAAAAATGATAACAGACTTAGAACTGAACTAGAGGTTTGGTCTAAGAATAGTAATATAGATATTATTAGGTGAGATATATGACAAAGAAAAAAGGATTTACTTGTGGCGCATTTGACTTATTACATGCAGGACATGTAGTAATGTTAAAAGAAGCGAGAGAGAATTGTGAACATTTAATTGTAGGGTTGCAGACTGACCCAACTATTGATAGGCAAGAAAAGAATAAACCAGTACAGTCTGTATACGAAAGATTCGTACAACTTAATGCGATACAATATGTCGATGAAGTTATACCATATGATACAGAAGCGAGTCTGATAGATTTACTAGAATCAACACCAATCGATGTAAGATTTATAGGTGAAGATTATAAAGACAAAACTTTTACAGGAGATTACTTGCCTATAAAAGTTTACTATACCAATAGAAAACATTCATTTTCAAGTAGTGGTTTAAGAAGGAGGGTAACCCAATCATGAATATAACTATAGCAAGACTTCGTTCATTTGTGAAATACAATGGACCTTTAGAGACAGTATTAGATAGTTTCTTTGAAAATTATGTGAGATGGATGAGAGCAAATCCTCAACATAGGTACGATACTTATAATGTATCATTTGAAAATAAAAGACCAAAGAGAACACCTGAGACTATTGATTGGGCAGATGTAATTGTTATACCAAGTGATAGTGAGTTCAGATATCACGGTGAACTACAGATGAATCCAAAAGACTTAGCGAAGTCTAACGAACATATGGATGTAATCAGACCTTTCTTCGAAGGTAAAGATGTTATAATGTTCTGTAGTGATAGGGCAGATACAGAAGAGTTATATAGAGAAGAAGTATTTAAAGGTATTAATATCAAATCATTCACTACTATCGATGAAGTCGATTTTAGTGGTAACATACACGGCATGAAGTATCACTTCATAAACACCCTAAAAAACCCTTTGGCGGAAATGGTTGGGTCAACTAAGACTCATGACTTTGGATATTGGGGTCGTATGAAACATGGCCACGATAGAGAAAAGACCATTCGTCAAATTTATAGAAGTGAACTTTCATGCCAACTTATAGGTGGAATGCCATCTGGTGTTCAACGAGAAGCCAAATGGATTAAAGATTGGAGAAAACTCTATCCTTTATTGGAGGGTTGTAGAGAAACATTATGTTTTAATTGGTTAGATGAAACTGCAACAACAGCCAGATATCCAGAGGCACTTGCAATAGGTATTGTTCCATTTGTTTGGAGAAACTATGACTGCACCAACTCATATCGAATAGACAAGTGGCAAAGAGTCTACACTTTTGAAGACTTTTTAGAGAAGTCATTACAATTAAGAGACGAAGTTTTCAGAAAAGAGAAGTTAGAACTTGCTAGACAAAACTACGCAGAGGTTCATCTTACAGAAGATGAATATTATGAAGAGTTTGAGAGAAGAATGAACGATGCTTTTTAGAGAAGTTTATCAAGTTGTAGAAAATCCATATGAAAAAGATGCAGGTATCGAATTGATATCTGGAGAATGGAAAGGTTTAGTCTATCAATATGGTGATGTTCAATTCGTAGATGGTGAACCACAGATGAATTTTAAAAGAACAATCAGAAGACTACCAGAAGGTGTTGAACCTTCTGATGAGGCGGTTGAAGAATTACTAAATAATGGTGAATTAAATAATCTCATGGGTGATATTCTAGTAGAGTTAATCCAAGAGCAAATCAAAAGAGAGGAAAAATCAGATGGCAATAGCTAACTACAAATTCACTAAAGATGTTGACGGCACTCCAACAGGACATTACTTTCCTAATATCGATGCTGATGGAAATGAAGTCGCTGAAGCAACTTTTAAAACTGCTAAGGCAGATGCTGGATTTACATTTGTTGCAAAACAAGATCCAGAACCTAAATCCGAATAACCATAACCCAACTTTAATATGAATAAAGAAGTCTTGAAAGAACAAATAAAAAGACACGAGGGAGAAGTTCTAGAAGTTTATGAAGACTCACTAGGTTACTTAACCCTAGGTGTCGGTCACCTCATCAGAGAAGATGACCACGAATTTGGTGAACCAGCAGGTACACCAGTTTCACAAGAGGTGGTAGATAGATACTATGAAGTAGATTTTGATAAACATGTAGACGAAACATTACATGTTTGTGAAGCACACGACATAGATTTTGATAATCTACCAGAGAATGTGCAACATGTATTAGTTAATATGTGTTTCAATTTGGGTGCCAACCGATTAGCAAAGTTTAGAAACATGCTCAAGGCATGTTCTGAGTCTGATTGGAGAGAAATGGCTGCTCAAATGGAAGATTCAAAATGGTTTGGGCAAGTAGGTAGAAGGTCAGTAGAACTACAGGAAATGGTATTAGATGCTTGATGTAAAATGCATACGCCTAGACACAGGTGAAGTCTTAATAGGGTTTGTCACCAAACACTATAATGGAGACTATACTATACAAGATGCACAAATATGTGTTTTAGAAGCGAAAGATGGAACTATGGAAGTCAATTTGGCACCATGGATTCCTTTCGCCAAAGAATATACTTTTAGAATAAAAAAACAATTGATACAAACAGTCTTTGATGCTAAACCTCAACTTGAAACTAATTTCAAAGTTGCAACAGGTAATACACACGGCGTCAGAGGCCAAATTAGGAAATAGATTATGAATGACTTTATCGATAGAGCTCTATCAGCTCAAGTAAAACAAGCAGATGCAATGATTGAGAAACACAAAGTTAATGTGGAGATTCTCACTAAAAATGCAGTGGGTGTTGCAGAACATCCAGATATAATGGCAACAATTGAGAAAGAATTGGAACGCATTGCTTATTGGACCGATATCAAAAATGCTGCCAGTATTTTTGACTATAGACAGCAAAAGACCCTTGTAGAATAGACCATAGTATAGTATAATTATACTATGGATTTTTACACTAATGTATGTCGTTCTCGTGATAAAATACTTGCAATAGGTTATAAGAACGGAAAGAAACAAAAACTTTCTGTATCGTATAGACCGAATCTTTACATACCATCAAAGAAAAGTTCCTCCCCTTATAAGGCACTCGATGGTCGTCCATTAGAAGTTGTTAATCTCAACTCAATGGCAGGCGCCAAGAAATTCAAAGACAAGTATCAGAAGATAGATGGTTTTGAAGTTCATGGTTATGATAGATATGTTTATACTTACATCTCAGATAAATTTCCTGGCAAAATAAATTTTGACCCACAACACATAAAGATTGCCACACTTGATATTGAGTGTGAATCAGAGAATGGTTTTCCAGAACCACACCAGGCAATCGAAAAAGTAAACGCAATTTCAATTAAACCTTTCGGCAAATCTACTGTCGTATTTGGTATTGGTGAATGGGAGACAGAGTCAGATGTAGTCTATGTGAACTGTAAAAACGAACAAGAACTATTAGTGAACTTCATGAAGTATTGGAGGTCAGAATGGTTTGATATCATTACAGGTTGGAATGTAGATTCATTTGATATGACTTATCTTTGTAATCGATATGATAGATTGTTTGGTGAAGATACACATAAGAAGTTATCGCCATGGGGACAATCATCTCAAAGAGAATTCTTACAACATGGTTATCAGAGAACTCAGATATTTGATTTAAGTGGTGTCAATGTTGTTGACTATATGGAACTATACAAGAGGTCAACATTTCATAATCAAGAATCATATAAGTTAGATTACATCGCACACTTTGAATTGGGTAAACAGAAGTTAGATTACTCAGAGTATGGTTCACTTCACACCTTATACAAAAATAATTATGCAAAGTATCTTGAATACAATGTTCGTGATGTTGTTCTCGTAGAAGAACTAGAAGAGAAATTAGGTTTCTTAGATTTAACACAGGCGATGGCATATGATGCCAAGTGTAATTACATCGATACATTTGGTATGGTTAAGTATTGGGAAACTATCATATACAATTTCTTAAAAGAACAAGGTGTTCAGACACCACCACAAAAGAAGAATGAGAATAAGAACAATCAGATAGTTGGTGCATATGTAAAAGAACCTATTGTAGGTGGACATAATTGGGTGATGTCATTTGACTTGAATAGTCTATATCCACATTTAATTATGCAGTGGAACATTTCGCCTGAGAAAATGATTAAAGGCAATCGTCAAGATGCAACAGTAGATAAAATGTTGTATCAAGAAATGGACTTATCGATAGGTAAGAAGATGAATACTTCTATTGCACCTAATGGTGTCATGTTCTCTAGAGACAAACAAGGTTTCTTTCCTGAGATTATGGAAATCATGTATGACGAAAGAAAGGCATGGAAGAAAAAGATGATTGAGTATCAGATAGAAAAAGAAAGAACAACTGATGCAAAAAGAATCAGACAACTCGATACACTTATCAAAAGGGCATACAACAATCAACAAGTAAGAAAGATTGCATTGAACTCAGCATATGGTTCTATGGCGAATCAGTGGTTCGCCTTCTTTAGTGTTGACTTAGCAGAAGCAATTACAACTGCTGGCCAGTTGGTAATTAGATGGTCAGAGAAGATAGTCAATAGGTATCTTAATGAACTACTTAAAACAGATAATGAAGATTATGTAATCGCAATTGATACTGATTCAATTTATCTTACAATGGACAAATTTGTTAATGCAGTTATGCCAGAAGAAACAGATAAAGATAAGATTATCGATTTCTTATCTAAGGTAGAACATAAGATAGAAGAAGTATTAGAAGAAGGGTTTGTAGAACTTGCAGAGTATGTAAACGCATTTCAACAGAAGATGGAAATGGGCAGAGAAGTTATTGCAGATAAGGGTATTTGGACTGCAAAGAAAAGATACATTCTTAATGTGCATGATAACGAGGGTGTAAGATTAGAGGAACCAAAACTTAAACTCATGGGTATTGAGACTGCAAAGTCGTCTACGCCTTTGTGGGTTAGAAGAAGATTAGAACAAGCAATTAAACTTGTAATGACTGGAACAGAACAAGAACTATGGAATTTCGTAGAGACATCAAGAAAAGAGTTTAGAGAATTACCGCCAGAAGATGTTGCGTTCCCTAGAGGGTGCAGAGGTTTAATTCAATACGCAGACACTACAAATATATATTCAAAGGGTACACCAATTCATGTTAGAGGTTCATTGTTGTTTAATCATAGACTTAAAGAGATGAATCTTATGAAGAGATATGAACCCATTTTAAATGGTGAGAAGATACACTTTACATATCTCACTATGCCTAATCCTATTAATGAGAATGTGATATCATTTACTAACTCATTGCCAAAAGAATTCGACTTACATAGATTTGTAGATTATGATTTACAGTTTGATAAATCATTTGTCGAACCACTCAAAAACATAGTTCAATTGATAGATTGGAATGTAGAACCCACCGCATCATTAGATTCATTCTTCGGTTAGAAAAACACTAAATATATTAATATGGCATATAGTAAGAAGGTCATAGACAGATTTGAATCTGTTCTAAATGATCCGCATAAACACTCGGTGGGCAGTTTTGATCCTAATGACCCTAATGTTGCTACAGGCATGACAGGTGCACCTGCATGTGGAGATGTAATGAGATTACAAATTAAACTTAACGATAAAGAAAGAATCGTTGATGTTAAATTTAAAACATATGGATGTGGAAGTGCAATCGCATCATCTACATTGTTTGTTGATATGCTGAAAGGTAAAACAATTGAAGAGGCAAAACAAGTCAAAGATAAAGATATAGCAAAAGCACTTGAATTGCCACCAATCAAATTGCATTGTTCAGTTCTTGCAGAAGATTCTATAAGACAGGCAATAACAGATTGGGAAAATAAAAAAGAACATAGACAACACAATTATGTATAGATATAAAGTAAATGTCGTAAGAGTCGTGGACGGAGACACAGTTGATGTTGATGTAGACCTTGGTTTCGGAATGGTTTACAAAAAACAAAGAGTTAGGATGTTGGGTATTGATACACCTGAATCTAGAACTCGTGATTTAGTAGAAAAGAAATTTGGTAAAGCTTCTAAAGCTCATCTCGCAAAAATCTTAGAAGAAGGAGATATCCAAATGGTTTCTCATGACAGAGGAAAGTTTGGAAGAATCTTAGGTAATTTATATCATGGTTCTTCTTCTTATTCTATCAATCAACAGATGATTGATGACCATCATGCAGTCGCATACACAGGTGGTAATAAAGAAGAAGTTGAAAAACAACATATGGCCAACAGAAAAGTTTTAATAGAGAATGGGACAGTGGAGTTGGAGAATGGAAACGGATCATAATATGCTGATAACACTTATGGATGTATTCTACATCTTAATGATTATCACAATATTTGGATTCATTGTTCATCTTGAAACACAGATGAAACTTATTCTAGAAATGATGAAAGAACGATGGACAGGTCATTCACTAGAAGAAGATTTTTATACAGATACCCTAAAAGATTTAGAAAAGTCTCTAGACAAAATTGACCATAAGTAGTATACTGGAAACAGTATAAAAAACTTTTATATTATGGAGAAGTGAAATATGTCATTCATCAAAGACTTAGTTAAAGCATCCGGCAATGAATACGCAGGTATTGTTGCAGATGGTGTTGCAGCTGGAGATGTTGACTCATTCGTAGACAGTGGGTCATATGTCTTCAATGCATTATTAAGTGGCTCACTATTCGGTGGGTTACCTAAAAACAAAATTACTGCAATCGCAGGAGAATCAGCAACAGGTAAAACTTACTTCGCATTAGGAATGTGCAAACAATTCTTAGAAGATAATCCTGAAGCTGCTGTTATCTATTTTGAATCTGAATCTGCTCTTAGTAAGCAAATGATTGAAGATAGAGGAATAGATTCAAACAGAGTTGTTATCGTGCCTGTAATAACAGTTCAACAATTTAGAAATCAGGCAATCAATATTCTCGATAGATATCTAGAAACACCAGAAGACGATAGACCTCCTATGATGTTTTGTTTAGATAGTCTTGGTATGTTATCAACTACAAAAGAAATCGAAGATACTGCTGAAGGAAAGGAAACTAAAGACATGACTCGTGCCCAAATAACAAAGGGTGCATTTAGAGTATTAACTCTAAAACTTGGTCGTGCAGGAGTTCCTATGATAGTCACGAACCACACATATGATGTGATTGGTTCTATGTTCCCACAGAAAGAAATGGGTGGTGGTAGTGGACTTAAATATGCCGCTAGTTCAATCATATATCTTTCTAGAAGAAAAGAGAAAGAGGGAACTGAGATTATAGGAAACATCATTCATTGTAAGAACGCAAAGTCAAGACTTACTGTTGAGAACAGAATGGTCGATGTCAGATTGACATATGATAAAGGACTAGATAGATATTATGGTCTATTAGACCTTGCACTTGCAAGTGGAGTTTTTGAAAAATCTTCAACCAGAGTCAAACTACCAAATGGAAAAACAGAGTTTGGTAAAACGATTAATAATAATCCAGAGAAATACTTCACAGATGAAGTAATGGAAAAACTTGAAAAGGTAGCAAATCAATATTTTAAATATGGAAACAACGAGAATAGAACAGACGATACTCAAGAATCTGATACAGAATGACGAGTTTTCACGGAAAGTAATTCCTTTCCTAAAACCTGAGTATTTTGCCGATTCATCAGAGCAATTGGTATACAAAGAAATTACACATTATTTCGATAAGTATACTAAGAGCCCAACACTCGAAGCACTTCTCATTAACCTAGACAACATCACCTCTGAGTCAGAGAATGTAGTCAAAGGATCCAAAGAGTTGTTGGGCTCGATGCCTAAAGATGAAACACCTATAGAATGGCTTATTGATGAAACAGAATCTTGGTGCAAAGATAGAGCAATCTATATTGCAGTTATGGATTCTATTGAAGTCTTAGATAAAAAATCTCAAAGGTCGACCGGCGAAATACCAGAGTTATTAAAGGATGCCCTTTCCGTGTCTTTTGACCAACACATTGGTCATGACCAACTCGAAGATGCAGAACAAAGACATGATTTCTATACGCATGAAGAAGAGAAATTACCTTTTGATTTAGAATACTTTAATAAGATTACAAAAGGTGGTCTGCCAAATAAGACATTAAACATATGTCTTGCAGGAACAGGTGTTGGTAAATCATTATTCATGTGTCATATGGCGTCAAGTTCTTTGATGCAGAATAAGAATGTATTGTATATCACTATGGAAATGAGTGAAGAAAGAATTGCAGAGAGAATAGATGCAAACATCATGAATGTTCCTATGAAAGATTTACCAGACTTATCTAAGAAAGAATATGGTAAGAAGATTGGTAGACTTAAGAACAAGACAAAGGGTAAACTTATATGTAAAGAATACCCAACAGCAGCCGCTCATGCAGGACATTTCAGACATCTATTACAAGAATTAAACATCAAAAAAGATTTTCAACCAGATGTTATTTTTGTAGACTACTTAAACATTTGTGCATCTCAGAGAATTAGACCAGGCGCTGGTGCAAACTCATATACATTGGTGAAGAGTATAGCAGAAGAACTTAGAGGCATTGCAGTAGAATATGATGTACCAATTGTGAGTGCAACACAAACTACAAGAAGTGGTTTCGGTTCCACTGATATTGGTTTAGAAGATACATCAGAATCATTTGGTTTACCAGCAACTGCTGACTTAATGTTCGCATTGATTACATCAGAGGAACTTGAAGAATTAGACCAATTTGTCGTAAAACAATTGAAGAACAGATACAATGACCCCACGATATTTAAACGATTTGTTATAGGTGTCGATAGGTCAAGAATGAAACTGTATGATGTAGAACAAGAGGCACAGGAAGAATTAGTCGATGGCGAACTATTAATTGATGATAGTATTCCTGTTGCTGATAGAACAAGACCATCAGATAAGTTTAACGATTTCAAGGTGTAGTATGGGCGTAAGAGCGTGGAGAAATAAAAACATTAGGGTCAGAAGACAAAGAGCTTTAGACAGACTAAAAAAAATTAAAGAACCGAACAAGAGAGAGTTGAAAGATATTAAGATTCTAGAAGAGAGGTTAAGATAATGGAAAAAGTCAGAGTAGAAGATATAGGTGGAGAAATTATTAAAGATACTTCTCGATATCTATTAAAAGATAATCCTTTTGGCGAACACCTAACTCTTAGTAGTACAATGTTAAGGGCGAATCAGTCAACAACTGGACATTCACATGACGACCAAGAAGAAGTTTATTATTTTCATAAAGGGGTAGGTGAAATGCAGATTGATGATGAAAGATTTCCTGTAGAGGCAGGAGATATAGTTTGTATTCATAAGAAAGAATTTCATAGAGTTTTTAATACAGGTTTTTTTGGTTTATATTTTATATGTGTATTTGAGGGAGGAAGAAATCACTAATGGAACCATTTGTTCAGAAACAATTTGATGAGTATCAGGCCAATAGACCTGAGAAAGATATCATCTCTAGAGAAGAACTCAGAGAGATGATAATCAAAGATTTATCATTTGTTTCTAAAATGGGTGTGGCAGAATACACCTTATACCAGAAGTATCAGGAAATACATTTAAAATATCCAACACAAACAGTCTCAACATTGTATGGTGAAGAAGTAAACTTTGTAAACGAAGACCATTTAAAACTAATCAATGAGACTAAGAACAACATATGGTTTCCAAATACATATGCAGACTTCGTTAATCTAGAACCAGAATTGATATACACTGATTCTGAGAAAGATAGACAAGCCGCTGGTTCTCTTACTGAGAGGTGGAATTGTTTAAGAACAATGACACACAGCCAGAAGAATTCATCTAACATTGGTAGAAATCTGCATTATATAGTTAGAGATAAAGTCACAGGTAAGTATCTTGGTGTCATTTGTATCACAGGCGACTTCATTGACTTAACACCTAGAGACGAATACATTGGTTGGGAGAGAATATACAAAACGAATTCTGGTAAACTGAATAACAGTGCTATAGGTTCGAGTATTCTCCCAACACAACCACTTGGTTTTAATTACACAGGTGGTAAACTCATGGCATTGTTATGCACTGCCGATGTGATACAGAAACAGTGGGAAGAAAACTATGGTGATAAGTTAGTTGGTATGACTACTACATCATTGTATGGTAAAACTAAGACAGGTGGTTTATCACAATACGATAGACTTAAACATTGGAAGAAAATGGGTTATAGTAAAGGTTCATTATCATTTGAAATGACCAAAGACACCGAAAGGGCTATGCTTGACTACGCAGAACACAATTTTAACGAGAGATATTTCTTATTGTATGTTGCAAAACGAGAGAGTGGCCAGACATTGAAGAGAGACCATAGAAATCGTATGAGACAGTTCATGTATTCACAGTTAAAGATACCAAAAGAATTACAGAAGAGTGACCATCAAAGAGGCATTTATTATTCTACATTCTATGAAAACTCTAGAGAGTTTCTTAGAGGTGAGATAGAAGAAGACCAGTTAGTTAGAAACTCTAACGATGGTTCAGTAGAATCATTAACTCAGTTATGGAAAGAGAAATATGCCGCTAAGAGAATTACTAATCTTATGAAATCAGATAGACAAAATTTAACTGAGACATTATTCTACGATGATATAATTAGTATGTCGTGGGAAGAATGTAAAGAAAAATATTTAGGAGATGTAGGTCGATGATACCAATAACAATAGTTGACGACTTTTTAAATGAACCACACCAACTTGTAGAGTTGGCCAATAGATTAGAATTTACACCTGACCCAAATGGAATGTGGCCTGGTACTAGAAGT